CTGCATTCCGTTATATGCAGTTTGATCCTGAGCGTTATCCATCGACTGACTTGAATTTCTTACCGACTGCAACACTCGGTATTATTGCGCGTGAGTATGAGCAGCAACAATTCATCTCTCTATTGCAAACACTAGGGCCTGACACACCGATTCTGCCAGTATTGATGAAAGGTATCGTCAGCAATAGTAGCTTGTCGAATCGTGCAGAGTTGCTGCAAATGTTGGATCAAATGGCTCAGCCTAACCCTGATCAGCAACAGAAGCAGCAAATGCAGGAGATGCTGGCACTGCAAGCAGCGCAAGCTCAAATTGCAGTCAATACTTCACAAGCTGAACGTAATCGTGCAGAGGCTGTCAGTACCATTATTGATGCTAAGTTAAAGCCTGAAGAAGTACGCGCTAAGATTATGCAGGCAACGACGACTAATTTGCCAAACGATGCTGATTTAGCTGATCGTGAATTTAACAAGCGTGTGAAATTAGCTGAATTGGTTTTAAAAGAAACTGACATCAAGAACAAATCTAAGATTGTTGAGATGCAGATGGCTGAGAAAAACAACAAGGTAGCTGGCATGGAAGAGGATTTCCTAGCTCAACTAGAGAAGGAATTAGGTAATGGACGTTGAAAGCCTAGCCAAACAGCTAATCCTTAAGAACATGACACCGGAACAGCAAAAAGCTGTTCTGGAGTCTATTCGCGATTCGGTTAAGCAATCAAAAGAGATGCAAAAGCAGCGCATCGGCCAAAACGTCGGTGTCGTTATTGAAGCATTGAAGAAAATTGAAGCTGATATTCGTACTAAATACGACGAATTAGGCAATGCAATTGAGCAGCGCGTAGCAAATATCAAAGATGGTAAAGATGGCGTTGACGGTATTGATGGTGCAAGAGGTTTAGACGGTCGTCCAGGCCGTGATGGCGCGCAAGGTCCAGCCGGTATAGCAGGTCAAAATGGCCGCGACGGTGTGGATGGTGTGGATGGTGTGTCTGTAACAGACGCAAAGATTGATTTTGATGGCTCGCTCATCATTTCGCTGTCCAATGGACGTGAAATTAACGTTGGTGAGGTAGTTGCTCCTGACGTAGCAGAGAAAATTCGTGTTGTCGCTAATGGTGGCGGCACATCACAGACTGTAATTGATAGCTTAGCGTCATTGCAGGCACAAATTAACGCTTTAATACCTAGTCAGACAGGTAATGCAGGCAAATTCTTAACAACTAATGGTACTGACGTATCTTGGGGCAACATTACGACCTTAGTTTACGAAGGTACATGGAATGCGTCGACAAATACACCTACATTAGCAAGTAGTGTCGGTCAAAACGGCCATTACTACGTTGTATCTACATCAGGTAGCACTAATCTCAATGGTATTACTGACTGGGTGACTGGTGACTGGGCTATTTTCAACGGATCAGCCTGGCAAAAGATCGATCAAACTAACTTAGTATCATCAGTTAATGGTGAAGTTGGTGCTGTAGTGCTTGATGCTGCCGATGTTGGTGCGATAGCTACTATTACATCGACAGATGGCAGCGTAACAATATCAACAGTAGGCACAACTTCTGATTTATCTGTAGCTACAGCAGGGGCAACAACAAATGTATTAGCTTTGGTGCGTAATACTACAGGTGCTACGCTTACCAAAGGGACTGTCGTATATATCAGCGGCTCTACGGGGCAGAACCCTACAGTATCTAAAGCAATTGCTACTGGCGATGCTACTTCAGCTCAAACGCTAGGCATAATGACCGCAGATTTATCCAATAACTCTAATGGATATGTAACGATAATTGGTTTAGTCAGCAATATTAATACATCAGCCTTTACGGATGGCCAACAATTATATTTAAGCCCGACAACAGCCGGTACATACACCGCTACGAAACCTTACGCTCCTGACCATTTAGTTTATATCGGTGTAGTTGAGCGCGCACATCCTACGCAGGGTAAGATTTTTGTAAAGGTACAAAATGGCTATGAGATGGATGAGTTGCATAATGTATCTGCACGGAATGCAACGAATGGCCAGGTATTAATCTATAACGAGTCAACTAGCCTTTGGGAAAAACATACATTAACTGACGGCACAGGCATTAGTATTACTGAAGGTGCTGGCTCGATTACTGTAGCTAACACTGGTGTGTTAAGTGTTGCAGGTACAGCCAATGAAATAGATGTATCTGCATCAACTGGTGCGATTACTTTATCGTTGCCGTCTACTATTAATGCCGATACAACTGGTAATGCTGCAACAGTAACAAACGGTGTATATACAACTGGTTCTTACTCAAACCCAACCTGGATTACGGCATTAGCTGGCAGTAAGATAACAGGCGACATTGCAGGCAATGCAGGCACTGTTACCAATGGCGTATATACAACTGGTAGCTACTCAAATCCTACTTGGATCACTGCACTTGCCGGTAGTAAGATAACAGGCGATATAGCAGGTAATGCTGGTACGGTTACTAATGGTGTTTATACTACTGGCAGTTATGCTGATCCTAGCTGGATTACATCACTTGCAGGCAGTAAAATTACAGGCAACATAAGTGGTAATGCAGCTAATGTCACTGGTACTGTAGCAATAGCAAATGGTGGTACTGGAGCAACTACAGTAGCAGGAGCACAAACAAATTTACAAGTTGATCCGGCTGGTACGGCAGTCAGCATGGCCATAGCCTTGGGTTAAATTATGAACAGTGGAATATATTTAATTACCAATACTATTACTGGCAAAATGTATGTCGGTCAAAGCAATGGTATTAAAAGAAGATTTAATAGACATAGACGTGCTGCTGTAACAAAGAATCATCGTGAGGCATTTTATTTACACAATTCAATATCAAAGCATGGTGTAGATAATTTTAAATTTGAAATTTTGTTGTACTCAAAAGATAGAGATTATTTGAATTTAATGGAGCAACGCTGTATTAGTTCTTACAATACTTTGTCTCCGAATGGATATAATTTGGATACAGGAGGCGGTGTTTCTCGTACAGTATCTGAGGCTACTAAAGAAAAGATGCGTGGTCGGATTGCTTGGAATAAAGGCATTCCACGTTCAGAGGAAGAAAAACGTAAACAATCGCTATCTATGATTGGTAAAGTTTCTCCTCAAAAAGGAAAACCTAGAACTGAAGAAGAAAAACGTAAGCAATCGGAAGCAATGAAAGGAAGAACCGCTTGGAATAAAGGCGTTCCTATGTCTGAAGAGCAAAAGATTAAATTGCGAGGATTAGATAAGTCTTATACAAAGACACCAGAATATAGGGCAATGATGAGCGAAGCCTTAAAGAAACGTGTATTTACACCAGAACATCGTGCAAAAATAGCAGCTACTAAAGCAGCTAAAAGAATTAGCAAGGAACAATAATGGCAAATACTTTTAAAAGCTACTTTAATAAAAGCGTAGGTACATCGGCTGCGACAGTCTATACGTGTCCATCATCTACGCAAACTACAGTGATTGGTTTGTCAGTAGCAAATACAACTACTTCTCCAATTACTTGCGACGCATACATAACTAGGTCATCAGTTGATTACTATTTAATTGAAACAGCTACGGTGCCAGTCGGCGCATCATTAGTGATTGTTGGTGGCGATCAGAAAGTTGTTTTGCAAGTAGGCGACGTATTAAAAGTAGTGGCTAGTGCTGCATCTAGTGCTGACGTAGTTTGCTCATTGTTGGAGATCGCTTAATGTCGTATATCGGCAATACACCTACATCGCAAGCCTTTGCGTCAGGCACTGATACATTCAGTGGTACTGGCTCGCAGACTGCTTTTACATTAAGCCGTAATGTTGTATCGCCTAACGATATTTTGGTTGTGGTCAATAATGTAGAGCAACAGCCTAGTAACTATACTGTATCAGGTAACACACTTACCTTTTCGCCTGCACCATCAAGCGGCACAAATAATATCTACGTACGTTTTCTTAGTACAAACTTAGTTACTATTGGCGTGAGTGATTTAAGTGTTAGCACGACCAAAATTCAAGATAACGCAATTACGACAGAAAAAATTGCTGCTGGTGCGGTAGTGCCTGCTGATCTATCCACAGGCGGTCCTAGTTGGACTTCGGGTGGGGTCTTAAGTTTTAACTCTGGCTATGGTTCTGTAGCTACAGCATACGGATGCCGTGCTTGGGTGAACTTTAATGGCACTGGTACAGTCGCTATTCGTGCTAGCGGAAATGTTAGTTCTATAACGGATTTAGGTACAGGGCAATATAGAGTTAATTTTACGACGGCTATGCCTGACGTAAACTTTTGTACTTTAGGGTTTGGCATCCCTCAATTTGATGCCGCTGAAAGAACAAAACTATATTCATATACTACCTCGTATACAGAAATATATAACGCGACAATGGCAAACACGTATTATGACTCATCACAATTGATGGTAGCTGTTTTTAGATAATTAGGATGTGATATGCCACTAAGTCAAATAAACAGCGCAAGTATTGAGGATGGCGCAGTAGCGCCAGTAGACTTGTCGTCTGTAGCGCAGTACACGGGGTTTAAGAATCGCATCATAAACGGTGCGATGGTTTTCGATCAACGTAACAATGCAGCAAGTGTTACTGCCACAACTGCTAATTTATATACTTTAGATAGATGGCAATCAATTGCTTCACAAAATTCAAAATTTACTATTACTCAAAATGCTGGAGCATTAACCGCCCCTGCTGGGTTTATTAAATATTTAGGGATAACCTCATCCTCTGCATATACTGTTCTTGCTGCTGATTACTTTGGTATTCAACAAAGTATTGAAGGTTTGAATATGGCAGATTTTGGATGGGGTACGGCAAATGCTGTGACAGTTACAGTATCATTCTGGGTGCGTAGTTCTTTAACTGGTACTTTTGGTGGTGTTATAAATAACAACGATAATACAAGATCGTATCCATATACTTACACTATATCCGCAGCTAACACATGGGAACAAAAATCAGTAACAATCCCCGGCGATACTAGCGGCACTTGGTTAACAACTAATTCTACTGGACTACAATTAAGATTTGGTGCGGGAGTTGGTTCTACGTATAGCGGTGCGGCTGGAGCATGGTCTAGTACATTTTATATTTCAGCTACAGGCGCAACTTCAGTCGTTGGTACTAACGGTGCTACTTTTTATCTTACAGGCGTTCAGCTAGAAAAAGGCACAACCGCCACATCGTTTGACTATCGCCCGTATGGAACTGAGTTGTCGCTTTGTCAGAGATATTATGAGGTTTTGTATATTGATAGTGCTTCTCTTGGCGTTATAAGTAACTATTACAACGGTACAACGCAATATACTTTTTGGCAGTATCAACAAACAAAAAGAACAAATACTACTGTTGCATTAGCTTCTGGCTCAACATGGGTTGGTGGAACTCCAAACTTATATGGCGGCACATCCAGATCAACAATTGGTGGTATTACTGGATTTTTTTACAATACTGGTACAGCAGGAAATCCGGGGTTAACTGCGAGTGCGGAGCTATAAATGTACAAAGAATTTACAAACATAAATGGTGATGTGTGCGGTGTTATTAGACTTTCTGATATGGCATATATACCACTTGATCCAGAAAACACTGATTATCAAGCCTATCTAGTTTGGCTTTCTGAAGGCAACACCCCATTACCACCGGATGAACAACCATGAGTTACATAGGCATAGCACCTTCTACAGCAGCATTTCCGTTTGATCAGTTCAGCGGTAATGGCACTACTACTGCGTTCACAATGTCGTATGCACCAGCGAGTACGACCTCAATGGTGGTATGTATATCTGGCGTAGTACAGAATCCTAATACGTATGCTATTACTGGATTAACGCTGACGTTCTCACAAGCGCCGCCGACAGGGACAAACAACATCGGTGTGCTGTACTTAGGCATACCTGCGACATCGGTTACAACACCGGGCAATACTGCATACCTTACGACTACATCGTTTACTGCAACAGGCGGTCAGACTACGTTTACACCATCTGCAACGTACCAAGTAGGCTATATCAACGTTATACGTAACGGCTCACAGT